GGTTTCCTCCTCCAACTCAAGATAACGGTTCAGCAGGGTTGAAACAGTGCCGTTGGCAATGTGCTTGTCGATGAAGCCATCGCACGTTCTATCCTGAACAACAATAAAGGTAAGATACGAAAGCACATCTTCCATATGCCATTCAGTAGACTGTTTGGCTTGGATAGCAGGATACTTTGCACGTGCATCCTTATCCCAAATGCCGCCGTTATAAACATAATCCACAAGTGCTTCAGCGCTGGGATCTTCTATCCATGGGGCAGTGTGTTTTTCAGACAGAAAGCGTTTAGCAATTTCCTTCATAATCCTTCTCCTTTACCGCTTTGATTTCTTGGCTTCCAGTACCAGTTCGACGATTTTTCCGCTGCTATCCGTGCGGATCATGTGAACCTTGAATGTCGTATCTCGATTGAACAAAAACTCATATTCGCCGGAATTCAGGGAAATAGGATCGACGTACATGCCCTTTGTCCCTTTTCGCACGAAAATGGTATAATCCACGTCCGCAGCCCATGAGCTGTCCTTATGGGTGCCGGAGGACATAAAGCCCTTGTCTGTTACCATTTTTCCTATTTTGCTTCTTAAAAAAGCAGCGTCGGACATCTGTTCTTCAGTACCGCCCAGCAGATTTGCTGTCCAGTGAAGATTGGAACCTCGAAAGGTAACCACATCATGGGTTACCTGCCATTTTGCAAGGCCGCTGGTTGCGCCATCAATCAACTGTTTAATAGATTCAGAGGATGTTTTCCCTTCACGCAAGTCAGTGTTCATGGTGGAGTATGAACTGCCTGTGTATCGCTGGATGCCCAAACGCTCTGCATCGGACAGCAGATTGTTCCACCGTTCCCAGTTAAAACTGTTCTGTTCATGCCATTGGATAGCGTCGAACTGGTTGGGAAAATTCAGAAAGCTCGACCAGTTCGGCATTCGTCCCATGACGCCATTGGTATTGCGGTGGGATGCCGCGCCTCTTCCTCCCATCACATTACCTCTTTTCCCGCGCGTGGGCAAGTCCGGAGTGGAAGGAAGTGTGCCTCTCAATATTGCCGGTGCAGCCCTCCGGTACGTCGCCGAAGAAGAGGATCTTTTCAGGATTCAGCCGGGAAAGCATCTCGCTGTATCCCAATAGGAACAGCCGCCTTGCTTCCGGCGCTTTCTGCGTGCCCACCGAGGAAACAGCCACAGTCCCGCCGATGGGTTCGCCGTCAAAGCACCAGTCAAAGCTGCTCTCATCGCTCCAGCAGATGGACGGGATCACCTGAAGCCCCATCTGCTGCCAAAAGGCAGCCAGCAGGTGCTTACGCCAGTGGTTGTAGATCTGAACTGCAGGCGGGTAATCCGTGAACAGACTGAAATCCGGTGAAAGCACCGCACGAAACTCGCCGAGCAACTTAGCATACCGGAATGGGTCGTTCCAGCAGCGCTCGAACAGGTAATCGTCAATGAAGAAGTGAACCCCATGAGCCCCGCGCAGTGCGTCCGTCTGAGCGCTGTTGAAAGGGATCCAGCGGAGCTTCTCGATATTGATTACAGGCTGGATGACGGGAATCCGGTAAGCCCCCGCGCATTCAAACTGGCCCAGCTGCAAATTGTGGCCGTTTCGGCTCAGCGCTTCCAGAGACAATGGGTTTCACCTCCATGGAAAAACACACCGTCTGCCGGGATGCGCCGACAGCGGTGTGCTCAGTTTTGATGGTTTGCTTAGACGTGTGTTACAAAATACGGCTCGTAGACTTCCGTCAGGAACGCAGCCGCCTTTTCAGCGGTAAACCCGTTCTGACCCTCGTCTGCCACTGCCTGATAGCGATTGTCGTGGGTGCGCTTGATGGCCGTCCACTCGATTTCGCCGGTCTGACGGGTGACGCTGGTGCCTTCCTTGGTAGCGTAGTTTTCCGTAACGGGCTTGGCTCTGACCTTGAAAAGCCAGACATAACGGAAGGTGCCGTCCGACTTTTCCGACTTGAAGCCCACGGCGAAGTAAGGCGGACGGTCGGAAGCCGTGCGCAGCAGTACACCATTGTCGTCGATCTGGTTGCCGAATATCATTTCCTGAATGGCCAGCGGCACATCCGCCATTTTGGTCTTGAAGGTCAGTTCAGGATCGGGATACAGCACGTCGAATTCCACGTCATCGGCGTGCTGCACATCCGGATCGGCGTTTTCAGGGGTGATGGACGCTTCGATTGCGCCCGCCATCAGCTGAAGCGTTCCATAGGTGTGCTCGGTTTCGGTATCCGTAGTCAGCGGTGCGATGACCACGTTTTTCAGACCGACCGTCGAGGAAACCTGCGGGGAAGCAGTAGGTGTTGCCATAAGTAGAAACCTCCTTTAGCGTTGGTCGATAGCGTCCCGCAGCCCGTCCCGGATGATCTCATAGGCTTCATCCGAGCGAGTATCGTAGGCGGGACGGATAAAAGGATGCGCAGGCGCGGGGGCTGGCCCGCCATGGCCGTACTCCACAGGCGAGGCGTAGTACGCGCCCTCCTCCTTGCGGTGTACGCCGATGGTGATGCTCTTGCCGCTGTACCTGCGCTTGCGTACCTTGCCGGTCTGAATAGAGCGGTTCAGTACACCGGAAATAATCTTGGGGTCGCTGGAAGCGTTGGACTTCATCTGCTCGTAGATGGGCACAGCAGCCGCTTCCAGAATACGTTTTGCCACGGGAGCGCCCGCGCCGTCCGCGTCCATGTGGCTGGCCATGCCCGCAATGTCGGTCATGAGACTGTCAAAGCCGTCCGTATCAAGGGGCATGAGGCGCCTCCGTTCTCAGACACCACGTCCACTGCACGGCGTATTGCCGGGTGGCCGTGTCGTACTCCGGCTGGTTGTACCCCCGGTCGCTTTCTTCCACGATGGAGAAGCCCGCCGCGTACATGGCCTGTCGGATGCGGTTCGCCGTTACGGTGGGGTCGATGTCACTCCACAGGTTAAGATACACAAAGGTGCGATAGCTGGTCACCCAATCGTCCTGATGACTGGCTTCCGTCATGGTGGTGGAGTACACGACATACTGAACAGGTGGGTTCTGGTTGGCTGTTGTAGCCCGCCAGACACCCGCCATGACCGGAATGCCGATGTCTTTCAGCGCTTCCTGTACCTGCCTCATCAGCCGCTCACCCCTTCGGAGATGGAGGCTTTCAGGCCCAGATAGGTATTGCGGAAGCCGTATTCGCCCAAGGTGGAAATGAACCACTTTTTGCCGCGAAAACGCACCCACATGCCGGGCACAACGTCCGAACGATAGCGGATGGTGAAGTTGATGACGGCCTCGGTGTTCATGACATCTGCGCTGCGGTAGTGCTGGTTGCCAGCGTCCGTGACCGCCGCCCATGCCTTGCACAGGACGTGATCGGTGGGTTCCGGGAAGCCGTTTTCATTGATGGCGTTCTCCGTATACCCGATCTCCACCAGATGCCGGAGACTGCCGGGATGCGGATTGGCTTCAAAGTTCTTATAGCCGCGCAAGCAGGGTCACCTCCTAAAACATCTTTTGTGGATCGCGGTAGGGATAGAGCAGATTTTCAAAGGCAATGCGCATGGTGCTGTAAACCGTGTGGTCGGGAATATCCCGGTTTTCGTAGTAGTGGCTGACGAAGAGCAGGATGGCCAGACGAACAGGCTCAGGAGCGGGATCGGAAAACTGCACCCGACAGTAATCCTCAGCCGCAGCCTGAGCCTGTTTGATGAGGCTTTCCAGATACTCGTCCTCTTCGCCATATTGGATGCGCAGATGGGTTTTTACCTCATCAACGGTGACGACCATGATGCAGCGTCACCTCACTTGCCGTCGTAAATGAATCCGGCTTTCCGCATGGCAGCCAGCAGATTGTTAAAGTCATCCTTTAAGGCCGCAATGGTGGTCGCTTCACTGTCCTGCATATAGGGCAGCACATCAAACGAAGACTCCGAACCGGACGAGCCAAACAGGTCATCGCCGCCTTCAATGGTCGCACCGGGGAGAAAGGTGAGCTGGCCGCCAATGACCAGCTCATTGCCGCCGTGGGCAAAATAGTTGCGAGTGTTTCGGGTTTCATCAGATACGGTATTGCTCATACTTCACTCCTCCTTAAGCTGCCTTCATCTGCAGCACCTTGACCGCTTCGGGAAGGATGAGCTTGCCGTCCACGCGCTGGGAAGCAAGGAAGCCCACCTGACCGGTCGGGGCATATAGTTCATTGAGACGCTGGAACTTGTGGCCTTCCCGGTCGGCGATCCAGTAGTAATTCATGTCTCCGAATACCATGGCCTTGGCACCTGCTGCGATGGTGGGCATGAAGGTGGAAGTGTAGACCGGACGGTTCAGGATGGTATCGGGAGTGCCTGCCGTCACACTGGGCTGCCAGATATAATCACCGTTGCCGTTCTTCAGCTGGCGCAGTGCCTTCATAGTCGCGTCATTGGTCAGGAACACGGCACTGCGGCGGTACGGGGCGCGAAGGCTGTAGAACAGATCCATGACCTCGTCAAAGGTCAGTGCCGTGGTACTCTTGGTGGTTACGCCCACCTCTGCGCCGCCCGTTGCATGAAGCAGGCCGGTGGGCTTGCCGGTGCCGTTGCCTGTAAAGAACGCTTCCTCCTCGGCAGCGCCGATGCGGCGGGCAAACTCGCGGGCGATATACGAAGCCACATCGAAC